TTATCTCTAAACCATCCAGTTTTAGCAAATATTTCATTATTATTCTTTCCTTCTTTAGCCATTTTTTTAGCTAGATTATAACTTTTAAGGCCTTCCTTCCTTCTGCTAGAATCCGTAATATTTTTTAGTCCTTCTTTTCCCCCTACAGAATATTTTGCATTTGTTTTATTCTCTATTTGATAATCTTGCCTATAAGCATTTTCAAATTTATTTTTTACATCTTCCCAATAAATCTTTTCATTTTTACTGCCTGTGAATTTATTTAATTTATCTACTACCCAATCATATATTCTTTTAAATACATTAGGTTTTTCTTTATTTAAAGAATTAATAAATTCTTGGTCTCCTAGCTTTTGTGCTAATGTATCTGCAACTTCTTCTTCATCTACTAATTTTTTAAGATCTTTGCTGTTTTTATCATATACTTGTGAATACATTTCTTCTAGATTACTTCTTGCATCACTGTATCCTTCTCTGGTACTATTTTTATCTAATATTAATTTTGACAAGTCGTCAAATTCTTTAGTTCCAGTCATATCATGTAACATTTCATGTATAGATACTTGTTGCAGTGTTTTGTTGGTATCTGCTCTAGGATTAAATATCACTTCTCTTTGCGTATTTCCTTTTTCATCTATAGTATTCCTCCATAAAGCATTAACATCTGTTCTAACTTTTCCATTTGAATCTTTAAATAAATTTTCATCAAATCTGCTTGTTATTCCTCTATCATGTAATTTTTGATTTATACTTTGTATTGTTTCGTCATTGCCATTTAGATTATATGCTTTTGCACTATCTATTAAATTCATAGATGATGTATCAATGTTATTTTGAGCTGTTTGATTGTTCATATATTCTTTATATAAGTTATCTAAAACATTAATTGTATCATTCTTTGCAACATAACCACTCTTTTGTCTTTGTTTTTCTACAGAATCATATATAGTATCTATCCAATCATCTGGCATAAATTTTACATATTTCTGTCCTTGTCTGTTTAATGTTCCTGTATTATTTGGAGTTTCTTCTTGCCAACTTTTATATGCAATTCTCTGTATCTCTGAATTTGGTCTATTTGCTATATTAGTTCCTATATATTTAGCCACATCTAACCATTGGTCTTTAGTTCTTTTTCCTTGTTTATTTGGAGCTATAACTTCTTTTGCTTGCTCTACAATGACATTATCATAATTAGTTATATTTCTATACTTATTATATATCTCTTTTCTTCCAGATAAATATTTCTTACCAATATCTAATTTGTCGCTATTTTCTTGTGATAATTGTGACATTTGTTTAATTTGATTAATTGCATCTAATGTATTATTATTATCTAATTGATTTTTTGATGCTAAATCATTTGTAGCATAAATCATGGATTGTTTATCTTCTGGTGATAAATATTTATCATTTTTTACTATTTCATTTATTTTATTAGCTATATCTTGTTGTGAAGTTACTACTTGATTTTTATTTTGTCTAGTATTTTCTGTTGGTTGGGATATTCTGCTTTTTAATTCTTCTTGAATAATTCCATCTACATCAACACCATTTTTTCTTGCTTCATTAAATGTTTCTCGTACGTCACTTGAAGTTGGAATATAGCCTTTTTTCATTTTATCAACAAGATTACTTGCTTTACCAATCCCCAAAGAAGCACTACCTACTATTCCTCCAACTAAAGCACCATCTATAGCTGAATTAAGCATATCTGAACCTAACTCTTTCCACCCTTCTATTGTTCTATAGTCGTGTTTTAAGAACTCGTCACCAGCTGTCACTTTAGTAGTTAATTCTGATATTGGTTCAATTATTCCTTCTTGTATAAAATTATCAGTCATACCTATTCCCAACTCTCTGAAGGCTTTACTCATACTACTCTTAGCAACTTTTCCACCTTTAACAAATCTTCCGACTCCAATTTGCTCTGTTAAACCTTCTACCACACCCATAAGTTGACTATATGTACTAGCTTGTTCTTCATTCATACCTCTAGCTTTAGCTTCATCATAATAGCTATCTGTAGCAGAGCCAACTGAATATAATGTTCCAGCTCCAGGTATTGCTGATGGAAGCATTTGCCCAATTGACGGAGCTAATTCTACTAACTTTCTTCCTATTGGATTTGTTGTTTCTATTGTATTTTGTCTTATTCTTTCATTATTTATATCTTCTTGTTTTTGTAATTTTTCATTTATTGGATTGATAATAGCATTCTTATTATTTTCTATTGTTGTATTTAGGATATTTTTGGCATTTTGATAATTTTCATTTTTCTTCAATGTGGCATCTATGGATTTTCCTAAATTTCCTAGTCCCTTTGGTAATCCTAACAATGTATTATTTAACATTGTATCACCTAAGGATTTTAGAGTTTTAAAACTAGTTTGATTTCTCATTTCATTTTGAGTAAATCCTATTAATCCATTTCCAATTCCATATCCTACATTGCCTAGCATATTACTTGCAGTCGTTTTCACTTGTTCCCACACGGAAGGCTTTACCGCGAAGTCATTCATGCCAGCTGTATTAAATCCATCATGTGAATTAGTATAATTACCACTATATGCATTTTCCAATCCTGTTTGTTTAAAATATTTGTTTAGATTACTTTGTTGTTCTTCTCTAATTTTTTTCAAATATTCTTCTCTTTCTTTTTCATCTTTAAAACGAGTTATGGGCATTACTATTCCTCCTTATTTTTCAGCCTTATATCCATATGATGCTAGCAATTCTTCTCCACTGTTATATACTTTTTTTGTTAATCCATCTATAAATTTACTTGGTCCTATTCCTTGGGTTACCTTCATATTCTCTATAATTTCTTGATAGCTTGGTACAGAATTATTTTCTTTACTATTATTTTCCATATTTACTTTTAATCCACTCCCCGATCTACTACGTGAAGAACTTCTAGCTAGATTTTTTTTTTGAAGATTAAATTGTTGTTGCCATTGTGAATCTGCTACTTTATCTCTTTGTTGTTGATAATCCCATTGTTTTTGCTTCCATTGATTTTCTAATTCTCTTTGTCGTACTTGCTCATCAAATGATTTTTGCCATTGTTGGTCTGATATTTTGTCTCTTTGTTGTTGATATAAGTATTGTTCTCTGTTCTGTCTTAATTGATAGTTTTGTGTTAGCAACTGCATTTTTTGTGCATATAATTCAAGTGCACTTTGTGCTTGCTGAATGCTTCCATTTTGACGCGCCTGTTGTATTTTTAAGTTATAGTCTGCTTGCAACTCATTAGATTTATTTAACGTATCTGTAACACTCTTTTGATATGCATTATATAAAGATGTTCTCGTTGTTTCTGCATATCCTGAGTTTCCTAAACCTTGCATTGCAAGTTGTTCCATTCCGGCTCCATATTGATTTGCTTGTTTTTGGTAATTAGAATATAACCCTTGTGTTGTTTTGCTTGTTTCTCTATCTAATTTTTCTTTTTCTCTATTTAATTCGTCAACTTGCATTTGAGTTTGTTGATTAATTATTTCGTTTTGTTTTTGTTCTTGCTGTTGCAATAGATTATTTTGCTGATTTACTAAACTATCTATGTCTTCATATCCGCTTGCCACATTCTTCACCTACTTTCTACTTATTTTCTTATTACAAATGTTAATTCACTATCTTTTGGTACTTTAAAGTTAAATCTTATCTTATCGCTTTGTCCTGTACCTCTTTCTGTATAATGTTCATTTAAAGCTAACAGATTTCCTTCATAATACACATCAAGTCCATGCGTATTAACATTATATATAGATGGTATTGTATAATCTTCTGTTTCTTCTATATCTGCCAATGCCTTCGCATTATATTTATAAGTTTTGATTATCAATTTTTTTATAGCTTCTTGCCCATTCTTTTCTTCTTTCTCTATCTTTGGTATTAATTCTTTATTTATATAATTCTTTATATCTTCTCCACTTTTATCAAATATCTCTTTCAATTCTTGTGGAGATTGCGTTGGAGAATCTGGTAAATTTTGAATATTATTAGTTTGTACTGTACATTTTGGTAAACTCACTAGTTATCACCTCATTTCTTTATATATCCACCCACAAATGCCTCTATAGTTGCACTATACAGACCAAATGGCTTGTCTTTTTCATCACTATAAAATTTAAGAGATAGTTCGTTTATCTTCTTCTCTTTAATTTTATAAATCATATATGATTTATTGGTTGTAACAAAACTAAAATTTGCAAAATTAATATTTTTAAAGCTAAATCCATTAGAAGATTTCTCTGTTGTATATTTATAATCTTCTGACTTGTCGGTTCTTCTTGCTAATTTAACTCTACCATTTTGGATTGTTTTTATTTTTGTTATTCCCCCACGTTTATTTGTAGTTTTTAATTGATTATCATATCCAAAATTATCCATAGGAGTAGTCCAATAACTAATTATCGTATTTCCATTATCGTTATTTCCATCAACAATAAAAATAGAGCCATCTTTGGCTCCTATGTATAAAATATCATCATATTCTTTTAATATATTAGCTTTAGCACTACTTAAATCCCAATAAAACCATTCATATTCAAAACTATTTAAATTAGCATATTTCTGTCTACTGTCTGCCAGGTAAATTCTTCCATCAACTAATATACATAAATAGCCTTTCCAAATAGTCATACAAGCTTCTTTGTAGTTATTTTCATTGGTCATTTTAACATCAACTAAGGTGCTTCTGTGTGCTATTACTTGTCTACTATCGATTTTTTCCGTTGTTATACCTTCTAATCCATATCTGCTAAGATAAACAATATCATCTTGAAAATTAGCACTTCCAGCATAGCAACCTATGCTTACATTTCCTTGTTTACTTGGATATATCTTTCCTGCTTCTGTATCCAAAGTTGGTTCATGATAAAATACATTTGCATTATTTTGGTCTAGATTTTTAAAGATCCATAAGATATTATTCCCTACTGTCATTCCTGTTATTTGTGAATCGCCTGCACCATCTTCATAGTAACTTAAATCTGATATATATTGTGGATTATTTAATTCTGCATGAAATACTGCATTAGGATATTCTGGATTACCTGTAAAAAATAATCTATTATCAAATAATAACGCTTGTTTACATTTATTGATTCTATCTGTATATCCTTCGATTGTTTTAGAAAATGTTATAAATACATTGTCTTGACCTCTCAAATTAGGCTCTGGTGGTATCTCTTTAAAAGTTACTTTGCCTGCAACTCTGTCTACTATAAAATTTATTTCTTCTTCCATCTCGACATCATTTACTATAGCTGTCACTAATTCAGAATCTATTTCTGTTGCATCTAAGTAAAAGATTTTATTCTTTCCATCACCTACAAAAGAATTTGTTCTTTTAGACGTCAATATGTTTATATCTTGTAGGCCTTCTCCTCCTCCAATATTTCCTGCCGTTCTACTAATTGTAGTAGTGGGAATAAATGGTTCATCGTCAATAACTTTCTTACAGTTACCAGAATAATATACTAAATATGTTTTTCCATCGTTTATATAGAGCTTTTCACCTATTTTATTATAATAAGACTTTATATCATTCATTTCTGAATATATTTCTTTTATATTGCTATTTTCTGGACAATTAGGAAAATTGTTCCATTCATATAGTTTATTTCCAGAATGTATTATAGCTATTGAATTACTATATACATATATTCCTAATATTGGTCCTTTACCTATTTGTGCCAACTTTCTGTAGCCTGGTCTTGTTTCTATACAAGCCCCCTGTGTATCTTCATAATTTTTCCAAACATTAAGAGCGTCTGGACTTCTAGTTATATTAACCAAACTAGCTTCTTGCAGAAAGTCAACACCTTTAAAGTCTGTATATATTCGTTTTATTCCTGTTGCCATACAATTCCTCCTATATGTCAAATTCTCCTTCGTTTTCATCTGGCTCATATTCTTTTAAATTAACACTAGGTATGTTTTTTCTAGTATCTAGCAATTGTAATTTTCTTTGATACTCTGTTGCAAAAGCTGTATAATTAGCTGATGGATCTGTTACTAATATGTCGTTTGCTACTTTATACGGTAAAATACTTTGTACGTCTTGGTCTATCTCTAAATAGAAACTGTCTTTTGTTCTTTCATTAATTACTGTTGGATATTTATAATATTCTAATACTGTTTGACCATGATTCTTATCATTGATATATATTTTATTTTTTCCCATCAAGTAATAATTTGAATTTGTTTTTTTATTATCTTTGTCTAATAAATATATATTCTTAGCCTGATATAAATCGCTTGGCAACATGTATGCAGTGAATCTATCTGATTTATTTTCATCTGCAATTTCTGGATATATTTTAGTTGCAATTATTTTTTTGTTCTGAGCTAATTCTTGATATGCTAAATCTATTAAAAAAGGCATTCTTATAGCAATATCTTCATCTTCTGTATAATTATCTACATTAGGTGAATACTCTTCTATTAAAGCTAGTATTTGTCTTTTACATTCTCCATATGTCATATTAATTCCTCCCAAGTTTGGCAGAATCGAACTGCCCATTCCTTTAACTTGATATAAAAAAGAGGGAATCTAAATCCCTCTAAAATTAAGGTAATTCTACAGCTTGTATTTTTATATCTGCTGTTTCTCCCTTAATTATTACATGTCCTTTATTTGGTCCAGATACATTCATGAATTTTCCAGATTCCACCACTATTGCATATGTCTTATTTGTAGGAATAGATATTTCTAAATCTTCTACTCCTTGTAATGCATTTCCTTTCAATATAGTAGCTTTTTTAGTTGCTGAATTGCTATTTGTTAATAATAGTAAAATTTTTCCACAACTTTTATTAGTATAATTTACTTTAGCTCCAGCAGATGCATCAACTGCAACTGCTGTTACTAATTCTTTAGCTTCATTTCTAACTAATTCAACATTTTTAATTTCTGCTATTGCCATTTACTTTTCTCCTTTCTTATATTTTATTGATGGCATTTTAAAACCGCACATTCTTTTGGTCTTATCATTTTTCCACCATATGTATTTAATCCTTTTATTGCTTCTGCAAATCCTTTTTCTGGTTCATATGGTTTTAATTTATCAATACCATTACAATATGCATATGCTTTAGATGTTTTTAAGATAATATAATCATCTGTTCCATCGTTATAAGCATTATTTGTCATTTTGATTTTGGCATTGTTATATAATCCTAATACACCTTTTGAGATTAAAGAATCATTATTAGTTTTTAATTCTATTAATCTATTTTGGAATAACATATAGAACCATGGTGTTAAATACATAGTAACATCATCTTTTGTAGATACTCCATTATTCCATAATTTAACAAATAAATCGTCAACAGCTTTCTTAGCTGATGCTTCATCGCTTATTTTAGTAGACGCTGTTTTATATCCTGCATTTTTTGCCATTTGTGTAGCACAGAATATATCTTCTTGTTCTGCTAAAGCTCTTGTTGTTTCTGTTTGTAATGCTTCCATTACACCTTCTTGTGCTTGCGCCTTATCGATATTATCCATTCCATAATTAAAATAATCGAATTGATCAATATCTAAATATGATGATGTTCCATCAACATTTTCTGGTGCATCTATATCTTTACCAGGAATATATTTCTTAATAGTTGGTCTACCAGAGTTTTGTATTTTAACTCTTTTTCCTTGTCCTGCCTCACTTTCAAATTTATAGTCACAGTCTTGTTTAAATACTGTAAATTTTGGTAATTCTAATTGTATGTATTTTGACCATACAGTTGGTTTAAAATTTGCGTAACTCATGTTTTTCTCCTTTCTTATTTCCAAAGTTTCATACTTTCTCTTACACGTTTCCAAATAGTAGGATTATCTAAGTCTTTGCTAGATAATTTATCTACCTCTTCTGGGGTATAAAACTCTTTATCTTTGTTGTCTGGTACTGTAGATTGTGAACTTCCTGTAGATGCAGGTTTATTTGGTGCTTCTTCTTTTTCTCCATTTAACTTCTTCCACATCTTGTAGACTTCACTTATTTTTGTCCCGGTTTTAAAATTATTAGCAAAAGCTTTAAACTCCTTATTTTGTAAAATACTTGTATCTACTCCGCTTTCTTTTAATTCTTTTTCTTTTAATTTGTTTGTTAGGTATTCCCCTAACCTAAAAAACTCTGCATTTTCACGTGCAGTAGTTTTTCCTCTTTTCTGTTTTGTTGCTAGTTCATTTGCCCTAGATTCAATATCTTTCTCATCGTACATTTCGATAATCTCATTAGCATCTGCTTTACCTAGGATTTCTGCATCTCGATTACTTTCTGTACTAATGTCTGGAATATCTATTCCTTGTTCTTCATAAAAAGATTTAACCTTACTTAAAACATCATCTTCATCTGTTAATCCAAGTCCGACTCTTATAGTTCTCTCTAATTGTTTAGATTTACTTAATTTGCTCTCCTCTTCCTTACGATGTTTTCTTTCTAGTTTTGCTTTGGTTTGGCTTATAAGCTTGTCAATTTCATCTTGCGTATAAGTCTTCTCTTCTTCCTTAGGTTCTTGCGTATCATTATCATTTTGAACATCTACATTTGACGTATCTTCATGATTTACTAATACTTCTTCCTCTAAGTTCATATCTTCGTTTCCTCCCGGCATATGTACCTCCCATTTAAAGTCCGTCGACTATTAATTTTCATATTTTTGATTATTCTGGTATATGTACCTCCCGTTTACAGTCCGTCGACTTGGCACAAGTTAATGGATTCGAACCACTACCTAACAGTTTTGGGGACTGCTGTTCTTCCGTTAAACTAAACTTGCATAAAAAATAGACAGCTTTAAACTGTCTATTAATTAACTATTATTTATTGATTAACATTTACCATATTTGCCTCTTCTGGAGTTACTCCTGTTTGTTCTACATTATTCATTTCTTGTTGTTCCATAACTTGTTGCATAGCACTATTTAATACATTTCCTGCTTTCTCTATTTCATTAAAGATTTTTTCTTTTTCTTCTCTTTCTTTTAATATTTGTTTTAATTCTGCTCTTGGCATTGCTGAATCTTGTGGTAATGCATTTACATATTCTTCTAAGTTTATATGTCCTGCATTTAATAAGTTTTCTAAAGATACTTCCATTGCATACTTGTCAAATGGAGATTTTGGTGTTGTTTCTATCTTTATATCTAAATCATATTTCTTAAGTTCCTTATAACTCATCTTATATGTTTCTTCTAAAGTTGTATTTGTAGTATAATCTTTTGTTTCTTTTACCAACTCTATCCCTTTAACACTATTGGCTTTAAGCATTGCATACCATATAAGAGCTATGTCTTCTATAAAATCTTTATAAGCTTCTACTTGCTCATTTATTGGTTGCTGTGATGCTTGTTGTACTGCTAATATAGATTTACCACTTGCTTGTGTTGGATCTACATTTCCTGTAACTGTATCACTAGCACCTGCTAAATTTTGAGTTTCTTCTTGTAGCTCTTTTTGCAATTGATATGCATCTGAACTAATGCTAGCTGGCTTTAAATAATTAACTACTTTGTTTACATCATCTGCATTTAGCTCATCTACTTCTATAGTTGTACCTACCTTGCTTAATGCCTTAGTATTAGATATATATTTAGTGTTTGCAACTAATTTAGGAAAAGCTACAAGCTTAACAGCTAATGCTCTTCTAGTGGCTGTTTTATTTACTTCTATTTGATTAGGTATTAACGTTTCTACTTCTCCTTGGCCTCTAGCTGAACCTTTTACTCTTTCCCATAAAATATGAGCTACTGGATATCTGTCTATCTCTAAGCAACTGTCTTTCATAATTGTTGCTAATCTCGTACATTTCTTTGCCCATATCTTCCCATCTTTACCTTTATACAATTTTAATAATTCTAAACACATTGGAACTATTTCTGTAGTTCTTAAATCTCTTCCTGCTTGTTCTTCTATATCTTGGTCTTCTGTTATTAGTTCTATTTCTTTTTCACTTACTTTATTTTGTCTTGCCTCTTCTTTTACTTCTTCTACCGTACGTCTAAAAGAAATAATAATATATGGCTGTTTCTGTATATCATCTTCATTTTCATTTCCATAATAGATATTGGTTTTATTTACTTGTTCACAATAAATAGCATTACTATTTTCATCTGGATCTGCATAAAAATAAATGATACCTTCACTATCTATACAGGCATCATTTATACAATTTCTTATTAATTTATTTATTTTTGTCTTCTCCCAAATTCTATTTGCATATCTATTAAGCATGTCGCATATATCTTTTAGCTTTTCTCTTTCTTCTTGACTTTTGTAGGTATCGGAATTGAAATATATTTGGTATGTATTAGTCTTAACTACTCCAAGTTTATACTTACAAATAGATTTAATCATGTTTAACGTTATTGGTTGTATTCCAGAAAGTTTAGCACCTTCCCATTGCTTTCCATGGTAAAAGTTATAATTTCTTTTACTTTTTTCATATAGCTGTTGCTGATAATTATAATTCTTGCCACGTTCATATTCTTGCCATACTGTAGTTATACTTGTTTCTTTTTGCTTTTTCATTATTCTCTCCTTTCTGGTACTCCTAAACCACCATCGTATGCATCAAGCTCTGCTAAATCATCTTGTAATTCTTGCAATTTTTCATTTTGCTCCTTTTCTGCCCTATTGCTTTCTATATTGTCTTTAATTGTTTTTATAGGGTGTTTTACTTCTTTGGGTACTTTAGGCAATTCTTTGTCCTTTCCTACTTTATAACCAACATAAAATCCTAAGCACATGCACAATATTGCTATAATTGTATATATAATTTCCATAATTCACCTCCAATTAAAAAGGAACTATGTCATCTCCATAGTCCTCTTCTATATTATCTATATTTTTACCAAATATCTTATTAACTTGTTCTTGTATATCTTTATATTTAGACTCTCTTTCAAACTTCTTAAAAGTTTGCTGTTCTCTTATGTTATAACTTATTGCTAGTCCCATTGTTAAATCATCATGATAGCCTGTTTCTGCTTCAGCTTTACCTTTTTCATTTACTATAAATGTAAGCATTTCTCTTAATGTTTCTTTGTCTTGTATTACATCTATACTATCAAGCACTATCTCTTGTAATTGTCCTAATATATAAGGTCTTGTTATTGTTGTAGTTTTAAAACCAAAACTCTTTTCATATTTATTATTATATTGATCTTCTTTTTTCCTTACATATTGATTAGGATAATTAAGTTCCATAAGCTTTTGCGTAGGATATGTAGAAAAGTTATTTTCCAATCCTATTAATGCACAATTGTAAAACATTCCTAAACAATATACTTGTTTAACGTATTCTATTTCATTGTATTGTTGTTTTAATACAGCTACTTGCTTGCCCGTAATATTATTTATGACATGCGCTGTAAAGAAGTCTGAACCATCGCCTGCTGTATCTCCTCCTATTACATAAGGCACTCTGTTTTCTGGATATTCATATATCTTTATTTCTCCCTCTTCTTGTTCCAAAAACTTTTGATTTCTTATCCTTATTCCATCATAATAACAAGTAAATTTACCTCTTACTAATGGCTCTGGTGCTGTATTTATTCTATTTATTATATTTTGCTTATCAAAATAGCAATGTCCTGTGCTTAAAAATGCTTCTTCTGGACATATAGGATATTCCTGTTTGAATTGATTAATATCATTTGAACAGTTATTTTTAATACACCATCTGCGCCATGTTAATTGTTCTAATGTAAGATGATATTTTTCTTTTAGATCTATTTCATCTTGTGTCAAGGTAAAACCTGTGTAAGGCATGCTATATTCATCTAATTCATTCCAGCCAACAAAAAGAGGATAGAAGTCGTTTTCGCCTGCGACTGCACTATCCCACATCTCTTTAAAATATTCATAGCCATTTGCTGTACTTTCTATTATTATCATACTTTCTGGTGTATTAGGTACTGCTTGTAATAAACCAGTCATTGTTGCTTTTTTATCACCTTCCCAGAAAGCTAGTTCTGATAAATGTAATGCTGTAAATGTATCAGAACGTCCTATTCCTTTTCCTCCAGCCGTCATACATTTAATTTTGCTATCTAAGCCTGTTCCTTCATCATTATTAAACACTAGCTCTTTCGCATTAGACTTTCTTTGTGCTGGTCTTATTGCATCTGGTAAATAATTAATCATTAATTTAGACATTTCAAATATATTAGTTGTACTTGTTTCTTTATGTGCTATTATACCTGCTCTATAATTATGGTGTGTAGTTGTGTTTTTAGTTATAATAGCTTCTGTTTCTGTACTAAATCCCATTTGTCTAGATTTTAATATTATAATTCTAATAGGTTTATTCTCTTCATGTAGTTTTTTGATTACATTATAATATTTAAGTTGAGGCTTATTTAAGATTAAAGATATTATTCTCCCTCTTTTATCTCTAATCTTTATATAGTTTTCTATATAGGCTTTAGTATTAATACTCATTGCCCTCAACTCGCTTTAAATACTCTTCGTAATTTGTATTAATGTTAATATTTGTTTCTTTAAACATACCTAGATGTTTTCCTAATAATTCTAATGCTTTAGTTTTATCTAGCATTTTTACCTTTTTAGTATCTCCTATGTATTCTCTTTCTGCTCCTCTTCCTTCATATTCTTCAAATGTCTCTACTCCAGATATTGCTCCTGCTATGTCGTCTTCTAAATCTACTATGTTTCTTAATGCTCCATTATCTGTATACAGTTTCCTTATATCTCCAAAAGCAATTTTTGCCAATTCTTTTAATACTCTGTCTTGTGTTATTTCTGTTCTTTTTTGTATCTCTGCTTGTTTTTGCAATATATACTCCTTAACCTTAGTATTCCTTAGTAACTTACTTCCATTTACATTTGCTGTTTCATCTTTTTTACAACGTTTGTATGCAACTTTATATGCTCTCGTTGCATTAAGATCTATCAGGTATTCATCACAAAATCTTTTTTGTGCTTCTGTCATATAAAATTGCTCCTTTCTTAATTAAAATACTTATCTACTATTTCTCTTATAATATCATGTGAATTTGCAATTATATCTACAACATCTTCTTCACTATAATTTTGATCTAAATGAGTTATATATGTATTAATATAACAATGTCCTAATTCATGTAATAAAGTTGTTCTTTTTCTATCTAGGCATAAATCTTTATCTAAATAAATAGTTTGTGTATCTGCATATGTTAATCCATAATATTTTCCAAACTCCTCAACCCTATCGTTATGTTGTTTTAACTGTTCTCTCATTTCATTTTGAGATATTTCTTTTATCTCCCAATTTTTATTATTAATCTTGAATTTAAAATTTCCTTTTGTCATTCTCTTTTCCTTCTCTTTCATAATAAATACATCTATATGTTCCATCTACACATTGTCTGATTTCACATAGTTTTGTATTCTTGTTTTTACATCTACTACATATTTCTTTTTTGTATTCTTCTAAAATTTCTTTCATATTTTTACCTCTTTTTATTTATTGGTTGCACATTTGGGAGTCGAACCCAATGTTTCTAGCTTATGAGACTAGCGAGATTACCGTTTCTCTAAATGTGCAATATAAAAGAGTAAGCATTTAAAACACTTACTCTTCTTTAATAGAGGACAATTTAATTCCCTATGAGCAATAATTAAATAGTAGTTTGGGCTTGCCAATCTCTTAGCACTACTTTTTTACCTACTACCATTTTACTATGGTTCTAACGCACAAAACGCACAAACGTTAATTTTTTTCAAAAAATCTTTCTAATTTCATTCTTGCTGTATTTTCACTATTGTATTTCATCTTTATTTGTATCTGTATCCAACTAAGCTTATCATAATATCTATATCGAATAATTCTTCTTATCTCAGAATCTTTTATATAATTTAATTCATATTCAATCTGCTTTATCATTTTTTCATATTTGTTTTTCTTACTTTTTAGCATTTTTTTATATTGTCTTTTAGTTTTGCTACCAAATACTTTATTGTCTATGCCATTAACTCTAAAATTTCTTTTTATGTATGGAAATTCTTTCTCACTTCCGGTTACAGAATCTACTATTATTGTTTTTTCTCTTTTTTCTATATTCTTTAATCTGTTTTCTATGTCTTTTATCTCTTCTATTACACTATCGGCTTGTTCCAATAATTCTTTAATCATTTGTACCTCCTACGTATAGTAATTTTTTAATTTATAAAAACTCTCCTCTGTTTTTATTCTAATTCTTGTTACTTCTGCTTTACTAGCTTTATCTTCTAGTCTTTTCTTAAGTACATTATCTAATATATTTAAGTCTGCTCTTATCTTTTGTATTAGTTCTTTTTCTTCTTCTGTTAGCATTATTCCTCCAATCTATAACAATTTCGTTTGTATTGTTCGTGTGTTAGTATTTCTTTTATATTAATATTAAATTTATTTTGTATTGCTTTTCCTACACAATATATAAAATTATTTGTTGTCTTATATACTCTATAACCATTCAAATAATCTCCTACTTCTATTAATTCTTTTATATTAAAGCTATGTTTTTTGATATAAGGTTTATTTATGTATATTTCCTTGGTTATATTCATTTTAGGTTCTTTATAATCGAATACATACCATTTTAAGCCTTTATCAATATTATCAAATTCAATTCTTTTTATCTTTCCAATATATCCTCTTTCTGTTCTAATATATTCTCCTACTTTAATCTCCATTGTTACCTCCTAATATTTCTGAATTATCATATATGTTGCCTATTACTTCCAAGTCTTTTTGCCAGTATTTTAATCCTATATAACTGTTATTATTCCATTGTCTACCTTTTAATCCTGTATCTTGCCATTCTATTAGATATTTAATATCTTTACTTCCACAAGTTACTATATCTCCTTCATATATTTCTTTTCCGTTTTTATCTTTTAGCCCTGTGTATTGCATTAAAATCATATCTTCTGTGTCGAAATAATCGTTATACATTGTTGTCCTTATCATTGGTTGTCCATCATAACTATCTGCATAATCTAGTTCTTGTACTTCTAACATTTCTTTATTTTCTATATCCCAACATCTAAATTTTATCTCTCTCATTCTCTACTCCTTTTCTGCTTTCCTTTCAAAATATTGTTTTATACAATCTTCACATTCTCCATAATCCATATTTTTATCACAATGTTTGTTTTCTATTTCAAAACATATATCTTCATTGTCTATGTCTGCTATATATTTTGCCATTAAATCTATAACCTTGTCTTTCTTCTCTATTCTTGCATTATAATTATCTTGTTCTTTATAAATTTTAAGAAGTTGATTACTTAATTCTTTATTTTTACGTTTATATTTGTTTATCTCTGTACCTTTTTCTTTTAGCATATTTAATACTGTTTCTATATCTTCTTGTAATTTTTTAAATTCTTCTATTACTATTCCATATTTGTTTCCATATAATATTTGTCTATTTGTTATTTTCCTTAACCTATCTATAGTCTCTTCTTGCTCTTTATTCATCTACTCACCTTCTTCTCTACTTATTTGTGTTGTAATACTGTTACTTTATTTAAACAGTTTGGACAAATTATATATTCTTCGTATTCTTTCATATTGACTTTAGTGCTTACTTCATCACTTGGAAATTCTAATATAGCATGACAGTTATCACACTCTCTTATCATGTAGACATTACTTGTCCTTCCTTTATTGCTTCTTCTAAAACCTATTGTTCTGCAATCTTTTAGTTCTCTTTGCATTTAATCTTTTTTCCTTCCTCTTCTATAAAATTTAATTTAACATCATTAAGCTTAATTAAGTTCTTTGTTTCTGTTCTTAATTTTTCATACTTTTCTTTGCTTATATTTATTGACTTTACTCCAATTGCTATAAGCTGTTCTATCTTTTTATCTTCTGTCATAACTATTCTCCTTCCTTTTTTGCTTGTTCTTCAAAATGTTGCTTCCAATCATCCTTATTATAGCAACGAAATAATCCCATTATTTCTCCACCATCTTCTTTTATATAATGTCCTAAATCTTGTTCTGCTAAATAATTTGTAATTAAATCTATTTGCTTTTTCTGTTCATAATACCTTTTATATATTTCGTCTCCATCTGGATATAATAAATTAGGTTCTTCTTTTCTTCTTTCTTCTAAATATTTTTTTCTATATTTTCTATTGTCAAATACTTCCAATATTCTTTCCTTTTCTAAATTATCTAATTTTAATTCTTCATTTTCTTTTTGTAATTTAGTTATAAGATTTAAAACTATATCTGTTGATTCTTTCCATTTAATAATTGTTTTATTTTCTATTCGGAAGCTTTCTTTACTTAAATCTAAATATGTATTAATATGTTGTAAATTAAATAAATTATCAATAGCTTTCTTTTCCTCTTCTGATAACATAGTTATTCCTCCTCATAAATTCTATACATTGTTTGTTTTCCATAATTTTGACATACTTGATTTTCAATTCTGCAACCTCTTGCTTTTTCCCAACCTTTCATAAAATATACTATATCCACTTTGCTTATAAATTCTATTGATTTAGCTAAATAATATATTCCCTCATTGCAACCTTTAGGTGCATTTTCTGAAATTATTGTGTCGACTACTTCAAAATTATCTTTTTCTAATCTTTTGACTAATTTTTCTCTTTCTTCTTTTATTTGTTCATTAGTCTTGCCTCTCATAGGCTGACTTATCATTATTCTTATTTTATTATCCAGTTAAATCACTCCTTTAAATTATATTGTTCTATATTTTCTAATGCTTCTTCAATGTTATAGCCTAAACAAGGATCAAAATATTCTTCATCTTCGTTTCCACTACAAAATGCCCATCCACCTTCATATCCACTCATTTCACAACCTTTTCTTATAGGTTCATACCAAACTTCTACGTTAGTATGTCCTAACTCTTCTAAGTGTTTTTTTATCTTTTTTGCTTTAGGCGTATTATTTACTTTCTTGTCTGTATATTTTCCCATATTAAATCACTTCCTCTATTCTATCTAATAATTTTAGCCATTGTTTTTTGTCACATTTCATTCCTAGATTTTTAGTACTGTTTATATCTTTCCTTATTACATTTAGACATTCATCACTTAATTTATTTTCTTCTATTTCTTTTAAGATATAATCTACTGTTAAACTTACTATGTATGTCATTCTACCTAATGCGTATCTTTCTGCAGATATAATCATATGCTCATAGTCTGTCATTGCTTGTCCTCCTCTCTAATAATTTTTAAAGAACTCTTTTAATCTTACTCTTAATCCATAACAAGCTTTTTCTAACAATTCATTTAATTCTTCTTCTGTAATTTTTATACAATCCCACTCTGTTTCATCAAAATCATAACAACTACAATGGCCTCCTTCTGCTAATACATATTCACCATATTTTGTATTTGGCATATTTTCTAAAAGTAATAATCTATCCATCTCATAATCTCTTTCGCTTGTTGTAGCAAACAAAACATTTGACATTTTTATATCATCTTTATTTTTTAAATTATATTTTTCCATAATTTACTCCTCCTCCACTTTTTCTACATAACTTCTTTCCATCTATATCCATACCATATTTGCTCTAATCCGCTATATGATATTTTAGTTTTATATTTTTCATAAACATTTTTTATATTCAATCCATTTGATTTATTATTTATAATATCCAATACTTCATTCTTACTTAATTTACTATTTGGATTATTTTCGCCATTATGATTACTTGTTTTAAATTGCTTTCTTAAACCTGTAGATATTGCGTGAACTATATTTTCTTTTGGAGTAACCCATTCAAGGTTTTCTACTCTATTGTCTGTTTTAATTCCATTCCTATGATTTACTTGTGTTTTAGTTAAATCATCTTTTGATATAAAAGTTATTGCAACTAAACGATGTACTCCAAAAGTGTATTGCTTTTTATTTTTATGCAAACATACTATCTCATATCCATCTTTATCTATCTTTGATTTCATTTCTTTTTCTTTTAATTTTCTAAGTCCATTTCGATTTTTTACATATCTTTCAACTCTAATAATCCTACCTAAATTAGAGCAAATATATAATCCTTCAAAATTAGGAATATCTTTCCAATTTTCTGCTATTCTTAACATTTAATCACCTTTCCTTTTCAAAAAAGTTCTTTTATAAATTTAATAAATATATAAAATGTCATTCCTATTGTAAATATCATTGCTATTAATAATATTCCTAAAAAAATATATAAAAATATGTCCATATTACTTCTCCTTATTAATTTTGATATTCTTGTAATGATTCTAAAGGCTGTAATTGTAACCATAATTCATTACAATTAAATTCTTCATTAAATCTAAAATCTGTTACAACACTATCTAATATTTGTTTTGATAAATAACTTTCTAATATTTCCCATACAGAATCTTTATTATAATAATCATACCAACCTATATCTAAATAAGAATCTTTTTTATTATCGCCTTTTTTACTCCAATTAATTCTTATAATTGAATTATCTAAAGTTTCCCTATTATTTTTATTTGTATAGCAATCTCTAATATTTATAGTATATATGAATTGTTTAAAAGTTATATATTCCATATTATTTATTCCCCCCAATAATCTTTCTTTAAGTAGTACTAAACTATTCCAAGTTGTAACCCTATTAAATTCAACTTTTCTAAAAGCTTCTAACACTTGGTCAATTTCTTCTAGTACCTTTTGTTTTGGTATATAATTTTCTTCAAATTCTGGTGTGTCTACATATACTATTCTTTTGTCTTTTAAGTCATCTTCTAATACTTCTAATTCTTCTATTTTCTTTTTATCTTCTTCTCTTTCTGCTAATATGTGGTCTATTGCGTCTATTATTCCATTTGTATTTATTTCTCTAGATAAATCTGGAATCCAACCGTGCGTTTTAAAAAATTTTAATAAATTATTTAACTCTTTTACTTTCTTAATATCCTCTTCTATATCCATCCTAATTCCTCACATTTCTTATTTATTGCTTTAAGCTCTTGCACTTCTATTGGTCCTCTAATGTTTATTTCTTTATACTTGTTTTCAAATTCTATTGTTGTTCCAAAATCATGTTCATAATAATTATTAAATGTTTTCTTGTATCCTAATTCTTCAAACATCTTATCAGCTTCACTCATTCTTTATTTATCTCCTCTCTTTCGTTTAATTTCATACTTGAATAATATTCGTTATAAAGTTGAATCCAATCATCTAAATCCATTGTAACTTTCCACTTCTCTCCATTCTTTCTGTGGAATACTGCTGGAATTTGATTATCTTTTGCATCTCTTTTAGATTGTTTTAATGCTTCATCTATATTTAATTTTTCAACTCTTTTACACTCTATATGTATGTAATCTAAACCAACTACATCTTCTCCTTCTAATCCACTAAATTGCTGTCCTCGTCTGCATTTATACCCATACTCTTTTAACTTGTTTGCTAACTCTCTTTCTCCTTTTGCTCCTTTAGCTCTACTGTTTATTGCCATTTTTCTTTAGCTCCTCTCTCCATTTAGTTTGCCAATCTTTTATTCCCGGTACAAATCCTTTGCATCTCTGCTTAGGTATAAAATTATCTTGCTCTTCTGCATTACAACCTAGACAGTAATAACAAAGATATTTTTTATCTATTTGTTTCATTTTTATTTCTCGTCAATTAACTTCCAGAATTTCTCTGCTCCATAGTCATTTATTAAAATTTTCCTTAATTTTTCTAATTCTATTTCTTCTAAGTCTTGTATATTATGTTGCTCACAGAATTTATTTGTACCGAAAGAACATGCTCCTGTAATGGCTCTATATTGACTTCTTGTAACTTTCCCTGTTTTCTTTATTTCTTTTACTAGCTCATTTACATCTATATTGTCTAACTTTTTTAATGTTAAATCTTCTATAGCTTCTCTTAATGTATATCCATGCGCTGTTAGTTCATCTTCTTTTGCTATATATATTTCTTTTATTTCTTCAGGTTTTTTTATATAAATATCATCTACATCTATTGCTTTAATTATAGTTATATTGTCTCTTTTCTTTTCGGTTAATTTTATAGTTAATATTCCATCTAAATCTATAACTGGATAAAACTCTCTTTGCCATAAAATATAATATGTATCTTCTTTAAGTACTCTCCCATTAAAATCTTTGTATTCTTTATTTCCTATTTGTGCACTTCTTGCAAATATTGGGATACGATCTCCACATTTGTTTCTTTTATATTCTGCTAATGCTATCCATGTTCCTTTTACTGCTTTTATAATTCCTTTGTATCCACAATCAAAGCATATTGAGTTTTTACCACTAATAACATTTTTTGCATTGTCTCCACTACTTGCATTTTTTGCATTGTCTCCACTACTTGCATTTTGTGCATAGTTTCCACTACTTGCATTTTTTGCATTGTCTCCACTACTTGCATTTTGTGCGTTGTATCCACTACTTGCATTTTTTGCATAGTTTCCACTACTTGCATTTTTTGCATAGTCTCCACTACTTGCATTTTGTGCGTTGTATCCACTACTTGCATTTTGTGCATAGTTTCCACTACTTGCATTTTTTGCGTTGTATCCACTACTTGCATTTTGTGCGTTGTATCCACTACTTGCATTTTGTGCATAGTTTCCACTACTTGCATTTTTTGCATAGTCTCCACTATCTACTTCTTTGCACTCCGTGAAGATTCTTTTTATCCATTCTTCAACTTTATTGCTAAAATTATTTATTAATTTAAATCCTATCTCTCCTGCTACTTTTTCAAAAAATTCAAACATTTTATTATCCTCCTAATCTATTTGTGTTATGTGATTCATGTTGTCTGCTGTTATATCTGCTAAATAATATTTTTTATAACTTATCGGTTCTCCATATCTATTCTTGTCTGTTTTCCATTCTGTTTTAAATTCATATCCTTCTTCCTTAAGTTCTTTTATCCTTGTAGCTAATTGTGTAATTCCTAAATCTTTATAAGCTTCAAAACTTGTTATACTTCCATAATCTCGTATGTATTTAATTATTCTTTCTCTTTGCGTTATTTTCATTTGTTATCACTCCTTATTTGCATATAAATTCTCAAACTCACTTTTTGTATATGTTCTATCTGTTGCTTTGTTTGTAAAATTATTCTTTACAATTTTGTCATTATTATATTTACCTTCTAGCACACTTGTTGCTTTATCTGTTCTCATAAGAAAATCAAAATCAGCTTTCCAGCCATTATCGTTTTTACCTATAAGGAAATTCGTAGAATTAGCTATTTTACATATTTCTATAAACTGTTCTTCTGTAAATTCTTCTACAAATTTATCAATAGCTTTTTTTCTTTTATCTGTAATTTTTTGAACTTGAGGTAAATTAGGACAATGTTTGTTGTATATATCTTTTATTCTTATTCTTTTATTTTCTTTTTCTATTCTATTATCTTCTTTTCTTTTAGGAACGAATGCTCGTCGAGGGCTCGTCGAATTGTCGTCGAACAATCGTTGCATTGTTTTTTCGTCATATTCTGGTATCTTACTATCTGTTGGTCTATCTATTTTTTGAAATGTATTCCAACTTAAAAGGCTATAATAATTACTTCCGTCACAAGAGTAAAAAACTACGGACATATTAGAGCTTATCTCTGATAAGGTTTTATCTATGTCGGCACTTCTTATACCTTCCTCGTAAGGGAATAATGTAGACTTTAAAAATACTGGATTACATCTTCCTCTTCCTTCATCATCTGCAAGAGAAAATAAACCAATAAAAACTAGCTTTCCTAAAGTAGATAATTTACTAAAATCTTCACTCTGCCAAATGTTAGGATCTATCATTCGCTTTCTTGCCACATTCTTTGTTCTCCTTTCTTTAGTATTAAAAGGATAAAACTATGTTGTCTTATCCCTTGTTGTCTAGCCAAATAAAAATATATAATTTAAAAATAAAATTACATATACCAACATTCCTCCTATATAACCAATATAAAAAGAATATTTTTTCTTTCTATTTGAAATACATATAAGTAATCCATCTAACACTAAACATAAAATAATAATTATTACGTAGATTAATACTTTCATATTTTTTCCTTTCTATATGTAACATTTTTTATTATTTTGTAATATACTTTTACTCATTTATTTCTCCTTTATGGGGGAGCTTTAGTGGCACTAACTAAAAAGAGTGCTTTTCTCCTTTATTTTCGTCACTAATTAGTGCCACGTTTATTTATATTTCATATCTAATAGCTTCAATTTTCTTTTTTAAAGCATTCTGTTTACTGTCTATGCTTTCATAGGCTTTTTTAAATCTAAATAATCTAGCCCCCAATTCTGCTAATTTTTTACTATCTTCTTTTACAAATTCTTTTGCCATTGCTTCAAAATAAGTCATTGCCGGTGGCTTTTCTTTTTGTGTTTCTTGCCATTGTTTCCTTTGCATATATACTTGTTTATTTTCTTGTATAGAAATATCTGTTTTTAGTGTGTCATATTCTTGTTGTATTCTTGCTATCATTTCTCCTATTAAATAGTTCATATTTGCATATATCTCTATATTTTTAGATATTAAAAAACCTGTATCTGCATTTTCTACTAGCTCATTTTGTAATTTACTATATGTATCAGCGATTTGTTGGCTATTTGCATTTTGAATTGTAAAAGGATTAAACATATATAATTTTTCAAATTCCATCTTTTACCTCTCTATATGTTCATGCATAAATACGTATTCTGAATTATCTCCCATATTTTGTAATAAAAAATCTACTGCTTGTCCTTTGCTTAAATGGGTATCTTTTACTCTATATTCATAACAATACTTTTGTGCTTGTTGTTTTCCTTTTATTCTCTCTTCTAGTTCTTCATTTTCATAATTACCTTCAATCAAATATAAATCATAGTTTTTAGCCGTTATTCCTTCTAATGTTCTAGTATCTGTTGCATATATAACCTTATAATTATCAAATAGTACTCTATATCCACATTGAGGTACATCATGATATAGTTTAATAGGTACAATTTTAAATAGCTTATAATCGTATTTCGTGCCAATTTGAAGTATGTCTATATTTCTTTTATTAACACCACAATCTAGTAAAGGTTTCAACAGCCATTCACAACAAGCAAATCTCAAAGTTGGTCTTTCTTTCGCTAGTCTTTTAATTGTTTCTTTTCTAAAGTGATCTGTATGAATATGCGTAAGTAGTACGATTTTTAAATTTTTATAATACTTTTGTAATCTTTTAAAAGTTACTCCACAATCTATTAAAATTATGTCTTTTATACTTATTGCATTGCCAGAACTACAACTGGATATAATCTTATAATTCATTCATAGATACCTCTTTTTCAGTGGTTTCATTCTGAACTTCTACTACTTCTTCTCTTGGTTCTTCTTGTTCAATGATTGTATCTTCTTCATTATCTACATATTCGTATGTACCATCGGTATTAATTGCTGTCATATCTTTTTCTACTGCTTGTTGCATATCAATACTCATAATTCCCCATTTTGAAATTAATTGTCTAAGCATTGTTTTATATGCCATTCCGTCAAAATCTTTTTCCCAGAATGTATAACCTTTGTGTGCTGCATAACCTTTTGAATATTTTAATGCGTGTTTTTCCATCTTGGATTTTGACCAATATAGTGATTTTCTAAATCCATTTGTATATTCAAACATTGCATAATATCCAATAGTCTCTGCATTCTCTCTTTCTTCTTCATCTTCTATAAGATTTACTTCTATCTCTTCATTTAATGGATCATACTTAATTAGTTCACCTTTTTTTATAGCTAACACATTTAATTTTTTATACTGACCGCTTCTAATTGCTAATTGTATATATCCTTTGTAACCTAGCTGAAATTGTGCTACTTTTATATAATACTCATTTCCATTTGCATCTTTAACTTTTTTGTTAAATGGAACTAAATAGTATTGTCCTAATTGAGGACTTGGGCTTAAATTAAGGCTTTCTCCTAACAATGCTCCACTTAATATTGTTCCAGCATCACACTGCTGTAAATCAGTATTCGTTGCTACTGCACTTGATATACTAGCTATAAATCTTGTTGCTCTATCTTTATCTCCTAAAGTTTGGTTTATTAAATTTTTATATGTATCACTTTGTATTGCCACACTAAACTTTGGCTTATTTGTTGATTTATTTGTTTTTGCTGGTATATTACTCATAATCATATCCCCCATCTTCTAAAAATCTTTTTAATTCTCTCAATTTACCTCTTGTTCCTCTTACTTTAAATTTAAGTGTTAAAATTTCTTCTTGCTCTATTACTTTTGGTGGCTCTATAACAAAATTATCTAAAGCATTCTTTGTTGCTACTTCTTGTTTTTTTATTGACATATCAGCCTGTCTTTGAGCTTCTTCTAATTGTTTATTTTTTAATTCTTCTTGTCTTTTTTTCTCTTCTTCTAATAGCTTGTGTCTATTTGCAACTTCTTGAATTGATTTACTTACATTTAAATTTCGTTTATATTCAACTAAAATCTCTTCTTTACCTTCTTGTGTTTCAATAAGTTTTAAATCATCTACTATTTCATCTATAAAAGTCTTAGCCTGTTCTTTTAAGTTCTTTTTACTTGCTGTTAATGTTACATTTATATTTGCCTGTTTAAAATCTACAAAATCAATATTATTTGCTGTTTTATATTCTTCAAAATATTCCTTTATTTCCTGTTCTTTTTGTTTTTTTAATTCATTTTCTGTACTATCAATTTTTTGCTTTAAATCTATATCTGCTTCTTTATACTTATTAGATACATATGTTTTATAAACTTCTTCAAATTGCATATATGGTGCTAAAATTTGTTCTTTTACTGTTTTTCTTTGTTCCTCTAAAACTTTAAAGTCTTTAGTTAAATTTGCTCTTATTTGCTTTACTGTTTTTACACTTTCTTCTGTACATACTAATTTCTTTGCATTTTTTACCTTTACGTCTATTTCAGATGATAAATCCTTTAAATGTTCTTCTATTTGTGGTAATTGTTTAATTACTATTAAATTTTCAATCATTTCACTGCACTCCTCCAATATTCATTTTCCAACTCTCTTTTTTCATTCTTCCATATAGATTCAACTCTATCTTTTATTTCGTTAAGTTCATTTTCTAAATTGTCTTTACAAGATATCAATATTTCTTTTACACACTTATCAGTTGATTCGTTTATTGCAATATTTAGTGTTGATATGGCTTCTTCTAATTCACTATAACGAGTATCTAAGTCATTATTCATATGGATTCCTCCCTTGATTTTTCTCTTAAATCGTGCTATTATAATTTAAGAGAATGTTTATTTATTTTCTTTTAACGAAGTAATTATCTAATTGGCGTTGGAAATTACTTCTTTTATTTTGCGTATTAATGTAAAATTATTTCTGTTATAAATAGGTTTCTTTTGCTCTTCTTTAATTAAGTTTTCAACTTTATTTATTTTTCTAAAATGTGTTACTGCTCTTAATTCTGCATTTAAATTATTTTCTTCTAGTTCTGTTATCTGTTCTTGCACTATTGTTTCTCTTATAACTATGTAAGCTATTAAAATGCCTATAATTGCAAGTAATATAAAATATTCCATATCTTTTTCACCTCCTTTCTATCTTAAAAATATATGTGCTAAACATATTAATTCGATTGTTCCAAAAAATAATATTGTTCCTACAAAAGTTGCTGCTTTTCTGGTAAATTTTCCTAGTAAATAATCAAATTTTTGTTGGTCACTCATAGTTCTCACTTCCTTTCTAATCTAAATAATTTGCTTTGCTATTTCTTGTAATATTTCTTGTTTATCCGTTCCAGTTAGTCCTAAATCATAAAGTAAAACTGCTCTTTTATCTGCTAATTGCTTTACTCCAGTCCCTTTTATTCTTGGAAAATCTTTTCTATTAAATATCTCTCTTGCTTTGTTCTCTCCTATTCCTCTCCATTCTGCATAATCAAAAGGTGTTATTGTATCTTTTAATTCCTTATAATTTATAGTTGGTTTCTTTTCTTGCATTATTTTCTCACTTCCTTTTTGTTAAAAATTGCTTCTAATCTAATTGTTGAATATCTTGTAAATATTTTAATTAAGTAATAATGATATAAGTGAATTAACTATTCCAGCAAAAGTTCCAATTGCTATTGCAAATAAAATACTGATTATAGTTTCTTTATTATTTGTATCCATCTTTTTCTCAGCTTTTCTTTCTTCCATCTTCTCACCTCTTCTCTATTTATTAATATTTTGTTATAATTACCTCGAAAGTGAGGTGTTGTATATATGGAATTTTGGTCTTGGATAATGGCTTTCATTTTAGGAGTTTCTGCAATTGTATCTCCTATAGCTACAGCAATAATAAATAATTGTCATCAAACTAAAATAAAAAAGTTAGAAATGTTTAATGCTTCTAGAATAACTGCCTTAAATGAATTTATAGAAGCAACAGAAACAGTTATACTTTCTCATGATAATAACTATTTAAATGAATATTTTTCATCCGTTAATAAACTTTTTATTTATTTTGATAATCTAACCTTAGATACTTTTAAAGAATTAGATAGTTTCTTGAAAGACAATAATTCTTCAAAAGCTAATCATTGTCTTACTGTTCTAGTAGCTTATTTATCAAACCAAATACAAAAGGACTAATTATTAATGCTCCGTATACTATATAAAGAATAACGCCTGTTTTTCCTGCCATTTTACCTGCCATTAATATAGAAAATACCCAAGCTATTCCAATTATGATAATTCCAAAAATTAATTGTTTTTCCATCTTCTCACCTCTTTCGTTCTTATCCCACCTATGCTATAATTCTGTCGAAAGGTGGTGATTTTTATGTCTAATGAACAACGTGCTCACGATTTAGCTGTTGCAACAGTTTTAAATCGTGGTATAGAAGCTCATATTGATGCTTATGATGAATATTTAAGTGCTTATAAAACAATACTTCATGAAATTAATAAAGATTTTTCTAATCAATAAGTATTTTTAAATTTTCCAAAGTATTTTCAGAAACAGTGAAAATATTTTGTTTTTTTATTTCAGCAAATCGATTATCTATTACTAATTTTATTTTTTGCCATTCACTATATGTAATTCCTTCTAAACTATTTAGTCTTTCTTCTATTTTCATATTTTCACCTCTTTATTACGTTTTAATCGTTATTTTGATATAAAAAAATTTATGTTATTATAATTAGTTTCATAAATCTCTTCTATCTTTTTTAATACTGGAATATCTGGAAAGGTTATTCCTCTCTCATAATTAGCTAAAGTATCCACACTTATTCCTATTAGTTTTGAAGCTTTCTCTTGGCTATATCCTTTATTTATTCTCAAAGCTCTTAATGTTAATTCCAAAGTATTTCCTCCTTTCTTTTACGGTTTATCCGTTTTATTGTTTTGAATTATATATCACGGTTTATTCGTTGTCAATAGTTTATCCGTATTTTTTTAATTTTTTTCTTGATTTTTTTACGGTAAAGTCGTATAATTGTTGCAGGAGGTAAAAATGAGCGATTTAGGAAATAAAGAAATTTTTGCAAAAAACTTGCAATATTACATGAGTTTAAATAAAAAATCTAGAAATGATGTATGTCGTGATTTAGAAATACCATATTCTACTTTTACTGATTGGTATAATGCTAATATATATCCTAGAATTGATAAAATACAATTACTAGCTAATTATTTTGGTATTCAAAAATCGGATTTGGTTGAAAGTAAATCAAATGATCAAATTATTCAATCCAATTCTGCACTAGTATTCGTATATGGCACTATACCTGCTGGAATACCTATGGAATGTATAGAAGATGTTATGGATACAGAAGAAATATCTATAGATATGTTACGAGGTGGCAAACAGTACTTTGGATTACGCGTTAAAGGTAATAGTATGGAACCGGAATATTTAGATGGTGATACTCTTATTCTCGAAAAAGTAGATGATTGTGAATCTGGTGATGACTGTGTAGTAATGGTCAATGGTAATGATGGTACATTTAAAAGAGTATTTAAAAATGAAAATGGAATTATACTTCAACCATTAAATCCATCATACTCACCTATGGTCTATACAAACGAGCAAATTGAAACTTTACCTATTAAAATACTTGGTATTGTCGTAGAATTTAGAAGAAAAAAAAGAAAAAAATAAAAGGAGTATGGGTATGGGAGAAAAGAAATTTACAATTGTAGAAATAATAGTTGCTATAGTTATTACTATAATTATTATGCTTTTATTTTGGGAAAGTGATGCTTCAAATTTAAGAGATGATATATATATAAGAGATGAACAAATTCAAGAATTAGAAAATGAAGTTGGAACAGAAAATCCAGATGTATCTGCATTTCAAGAACAACTAGATGAAATTCAATCAACTATAGATAATATATATGACGGACTTACTATTGAAGAACCTGTTTTAGATGAAAATGGAAATCCCTACAAGGTCAATCAATAATTATAAATAAATGTACCTAGAAAAATTATATCTTATAAATATATAGTTTAATAAAAGGAGTAATTAATATGAAAAAATATACTATTGCATTTCTAATAATAATTATTACAATATTTTCTTGTAATTTCTCATATGCAAAAATTATAAGAAAAGAAGATGTGAGCCCTGAAGCATGGAATCACTTAATGGATGACAATAATCGCATTCAAGCAGAACGAACTGAACGAGCAAAAGAGGAACAAAAGGAAGCAAATGAAAAATTTAATATGCTAGCTGAAAATAAGGAATTAGAAGAAAAAAATAATAATCAACAATCTATTATAATTACTTTATCTATTATAGTGGCAGTTATTATATTATGTTTAATAATAAATATTATTAGAAAAAACTTTAAAATTACTATCGAAAAGAAAAAATAACTAACTACTCCCCGACCAAAGTTTGTAGTTAGTTACTAATGATACTACTTGTATAAGCAGTTTTTATTATTATATTACATAACGCCTTCTTATACAAGTACCGAATATTTGTTTAAGGAGGTTTTTTATGTCTAAACGTGATAAAATGGATTACGAAAAAATACATAAAGCTATGATGGAAGTACTAGAAGAAAAAAACAATATAAAAATTGAATCTAAAGTTATAAGAAAGGAGGATTGCAATGGCAAAAAGAGGTAATGGTGAAGGTTCTATCTTCTACTCTGAAAAATTAAACAGATGGGTAGGACAATTTACAGCGGGTAGAAAAACTAATGGTAAATTAAATAGAAAGTCTGTTTATGGTAAAACTAGAAAAGAAGTGAAAGAAAAAATTACCAAAGCTCTTGCAGACCTTCAAAACAATAAATTTGTCGAAAAAAATGACATTACAGTATATGAATTAGCAAAAGAAATCATCGAAGACAAAAAGGATTCTAATTCTATATCTGAAAGTACATATAAAAGAGCTTCATATACTTTAAGATATATACAAAATGGATCTATCTCTAATATTCCAATTCAACGAATTAGGGCTCAAGATGTAAAAGATTATTTAAAAAGTGTAACAATATATGCAAATTCTACAATAGAAAAAATTTATCAATTACTTGGCCAGGTTTTTAGAAGAGCTATCGAAAGAGACTATATAATAAAAAATCCTATGTTATTTGAAGAAGTAAAACGCCCAATATCTGACAAGCAAGATAAAGAAGTAATATCTTTGTCTATTGAAGAAGAAAAAAAGCTTATAGACGTAATATCAAGAGAAAATAAATCATATAAAAATATAATATTGCTTATGCTTTTTTCAGGAATGAGAATTGGCGAAGTTCTGGCATTAAAAATTACCGATTTCGACGATAACTTTATTTATATTTCATCAACTATTACAAGAGATAAAAATGATAAATCTATTTTGGGCACAAAGACTAAAACAATTAATTCTAAAAGATCTATTACTATAAATTCAATCATAAAAAAAATATTAGATAATTCTATTAAATCTTCTATAATAAATGAAAACAATTTATTATTCTGTGATAAAAATTCAAAGGGAATTATAAAACCCTATGAAGTTAATTCTTATTTGAGAAGAATTAACCAAAAATATAATATATCTGAAAATTTACACAATCATATGCTTAGACATACTTATGCTACGAGATGTATCGAATCTGGAATGAATATTAAAGTTCTGTCAAAAAAGTTAGGACATAAAAATATTCAAACTACACTTAATACTTATGCTTCTGTATTGGATAAATTTGAAATACAAGAAGATGAAAAATTAGATAAGTATTTATTAGAAAATGATATTAAAATTAGCTCGTTGCATTAAAATTGCATTAATTAGTGTAATCAAAAACTCTGTAGTTACTAACGAATCAATACTTACAGAGTTTTCTCATTATGGTGGAGATG